CCGTATATTGTGCCGCCGGATGATGTTCTTTGAAAGTATTGCCCTGTGAGGGCACCCTGACTAAAGAAAGCCCACTGCGCAATATAGGTCGAGCTGAGTTCGGCCTCCATCTTGGTGCCGACATACGAAACGAGCGCAAAGACAGGCGGCTCTGTGTAGGTTTTAGAAAAAGGAATCGTCGCGCGGGTTGTGTCGCTTGGCAGGACAAAGGTCCCGCCCTCATATTCAAGGCCACCCCCTCCGCCGCTCGCTGTTCCCGTGGTCAGCGTGCCGTCCGACGCATAGAAGACTTTGCCCTGCGCGACGTCCGCCGCCGTGGCGGTGGTGTCGGACACGTCGAAGAACGAGGCGGTCCCTCCTCCCGTCTGCGGCACGTCAATTGAGGGGACGGCACTGTAAGCCGCCCCCGCTATCGTTACGTTTTTCGCCATTCCCCTCGCCCCCTTACGCGATCGTGAGGACCTTGGTGGTCGCGTCCTGCGAGACGCTGGCGGAGGTCAGGGTGCCGGTGACGCCGAAGATCTCGACGCCGCTCTTGATGTTCGACGCCACGAGGTCCGCGTCGCCCGCGATGGTCTGCGCGCCGGTGAGATAGGTGCCAGCCGCGATGGTCTGGGCGCTGGTCCCCGGGGTGATGGTCGCCGCCTTCGTCGTGACGGTCGCCGTCAGGCTGACGGAACTGTTCGCCGCCGTGCCGCTCGATACGTAACCGGCAGAGACGACAGGCGTGACGCTGACGCTCTTCGTGAGGGTGATGGTGTTCGAGCCGGTCGTGAGGGTCGCAGTCGTGCCGCTGATCGAGGTCGGTGCCGTTGCGGATCCGCTGGCGACGGCCTTCGATGCCTGGCTGCTGTAATAACCGGCGGGGACCGTGACGGTCGCGCCGCTGGCAGAGAGGTCGCTTGAAGACTTCGAGGTGATGGTGCCGGTGTACTTCGTGCCGTCTGCGTAGGCGGTCACGCCGGAAAGCATGGACCCGCCGCTTGCAAGGGTCGCGTCGGAAGTGTCGACGAAGACGGCATTGTCACCGCCGCCACTTGTGGGGATCTCCACGCTGGGAACGCTCTGATAAGTTACGCCATTGATGACTACGTTCTGTGCCATGATTTTCTTCCTCCTTTAGGAAACTGTGAGCACCGAGCCGTTCCAGGTGATGAGGCCGTAGTTGCTCGGAATGGGATTGATGACGATGTTCTCGTCGACAAAGAGGCCCTGCGTCGCGAGGGTCTGGGTTTCTTGCGTTGGTGTGACCTCGACGGGTCCGTCGTAGTGGTCGCCGGTGACGACCTGCACGGCTTCGCCGACGTCCACGTCTATCGGGATCCGGTCGTGGCTGACCTCCAGCGCGAAGACCTGCGTCGTCTCCGCGATGTGCATCTCGACCGTGATTGGTAAGTTGATCGCCATGCTCTGCCTCCGTTTAGATGACTTCCTGCAGCAGGTTTCTGTTGACTTCGACCCGCTCGATCGTGGAGCAGGCGCGTTTGCTGACGCCGCCCTCGTAGTAGGTCCAGTTGACCTCGATCAGGATCGCACCGGCGGGGATCGCCAGCGTCTCCTCCTGTGTGAGGAAGACCTCGATGGTCTGCGGGCTGACGGTGAGGGCGTCGCCGCTCTTGTTATAGAGGACCTTCTTGTTCGTCGAGAACGTGACGACGACCTCCGTGGCATCGGTCAGGTCGACCGTGTCGGGGAAGGTCAGAGTGAAGGTCGGGGTTGTTCCTTGGTACATGGGTCTCCTCCTTATGCTATGCGGGTAGCCTGGATGGTTGTCGTCGCGCTCAAGGCTCCGCCGCTGTTCTGGAATCCGTAAATACTGACGGTCGTGTTGCTCGAGCCTGTCAGGACGACGCAGGCGCTGGTGGCGATTCTTGTGGCCGCGCCGTTGATGGCCGTCTCTGTGTGCTGGCTCTTCACAAGGACCCCGCTCGGGACGTGGACGCAAGCACCGCGCCGGCCCGTGCTGTTACTGTCGAAGGCGATTTCTCCCTCAATGAGCCAGGTGCCCTTGGAGAGGCTGATGGTTCGGCCCGTCGTTATCCACGAGGTACCCGTGGCCATGTTTTGGGTCGTCGAGTAGGGGGCTGTCTGATAGCCGATCCAGGTGCCGTTGCCCTCCGCGTAGATGTGGCCGGCGCTTGTGATGGTGCCGCCGACCGCCAGATTTCCGGCGACGCCGAGGTCGTCGGTCGTGGCATAACTGCCGGCGGTCTCGGAGATCCCGAGAGCCTCGGCCAAGGAAGTCGACAGGGTCCCGAGTTCCATCTCCTCGTACCTATCCGCCAGCACGTCCCAGACGGTCCTGACGATCTTGAACACGCCGCTCATCCCGTAACGCGGGAAGACGACGTTGATCGTGTCGCACAGGTTGCACTGCAGGAGGCTCGCGAAGTCCTCGAACTCCGCCATGTCCTGCAGCCTGATGAAGTCGACCTTGATGTTCTGGGCGGGCAGGTTCGGCTGCCGTGCCTTCATGAGGGTCGCCGCCATCGTCTGCAGAGCTGCCGCCGTCGGCTTGTCCTCGAACTTGTCGGTGAGATCCAGCGGGACGACGGTCCTCCTGCCGTTGTAGGGCGTGAGGTTGCTGTCCACCCTCGAACCTCGGACGACGACCTGCTTCGCGCCGTCCATCCCGGTCCAGTACGGGATGCAGGACGTGTAAGTCCCGGAGTAGTCCGCCTCCTCGGAGTAGTCCAGGAGGTTGACGCCGTAGCGGATCGTGAAGTCCCTCGCCTGTCCCCTCGCCTTGTGCAGGGCGACCTGGAACCGGTTGAACTCGTACTCGCCGCCGTAGGTGTCGAGGATGCTTCCCTCGATGCCGCCGAGGATCTGGCGCACCGTCCTCGGTACGCCGTCAGCCGCCGCCATGAATCCGCTGCTCGTAAAGTCAGCGGAGAAGGTGAAGCCGGACCCGGAGATGCCGTTCAGGAGGTTCATCGCCGCCGTCAGGCTGTTGATGCTCCTCGACCACGTCACCATGCCGCCCAGCCGGTAGGAGACGTGCACGGCGTGAAAGGTGACGATGCCGTCGATGGGCTTCGTGTAGGAAACGATGTCGAAGGGTTGGAGGTCGCCGGTCTCGCCGTGCGTCACGCCGACGATGCGCCCCGGCTGGATCAGGTCGAAGTTCGCGCCGTCCACGGGGTAGGTGAACTCGCACTCGTAGACACCGTTGCGCTCTTCGGTGACCTTGCAGGTGATGCAGTCGCGTAAGCGCCCGAGGCCGTTGCTGACGAAGGAGGTCTCCGTGCTCTCGTAGATGATCGGGATCACGCTCTCACCTCCCTATACTTTCCACCAGCGCGGGGTGATCTGCAGGCTGGGGATCGTGTTCGTGAAGGTGACCTCGTTCTCCCCAGGCGACAGGGTCGGGAGTTCCGCGCCGATGCTGACGGCGTTGTTGACGCTGACAGGCGAGCCGCTCTCGTACTTGTACGCCTCGCCGATGTCGAGGTCGATGTACAGGGGAGCCCCGAGGCTTCCCTTCGTGCTGTTTCCGGTGATGCTGCCGTAGCGCACTGTGTTGATCGAGGCGGTCATAATGTCCTCCGCTCCGTACCCTGTAATCGTGATGACAGGGCGGAAGGTGATGGTCGTGCTGCCGTTGTACTCCCAATTGTACGCGACTGTGATGACGGGCTCGTAATAGTTGATCGGGCTGTCCGTTTGATAAATCCATCCGTTGACTACAGCCGTCCCCGCCGTGTAAGTCTCGGCGGTGCCGTAGGCGAAGTCATGACCCGAGCAGGACAGCATGACGTCCATCCCGTTCGTCGTTTCGGCTGTGACGTTGACAGAGCAATTATCTCCGCTGGCGGTCGCTTCGGAGGTATTGATCCCCCATGTGTAGCCGGCAGCTGTCCTCATGCTGAAAGCGGTCCGCCCGCCTGCTACTCTGATGGTGTCGCCCGTGTTCAGCATGGAGGTTTCGAACACTTCGCGGGTATAAGTGTAGGGGTAGTCGCCAGAGCCGCCTCCCAGCCGGACGTCCCCGAGGGGTACGTCGTTGATGGTGACCACGCTCTCCCCGAGATTGATGATTCCGTACCCGTCCACCAGCAGGAGCGGAGACGCGTCGAACAGCGTCGGGTTCTCGATGGTGCCACCGCTGGTGACCGTGACCGCCGTCTCGCCGCTCGTGAGGTATCTCTGCGGGCGGCAGTCAAACACAACGTCAAACTCGCCTGTCTTGACGCCGATGTTCGACACATCGAGCCCGCTCTTGTAGACCGCCATGCGATACTCGCCCGCGTTAAAATCGTCCGTAAGACGCTGATAGCCCTTCTTGGAAAGAAGGGCATTTCTCAGGTCGCTGATGGCTGTGCTCCAGTTCGCCTCTGAAGAGGAACCGAGCACGCAGTGATATGTGATCTCAATATTTTCAAACCGCCCCCGGTCGAGGGCATAGGAGCCGTTGCGCCCGGGGATCTCGATCATCTCGACATCGCGGGCGGGCGCATTGAAGACGGTGACGTCCTGCACATAGACGTCGAAGTCCCGGCTGTCGTTGCCGGCGAAGGTAAAACCCTTGTAAACCGAATCTAACGCCATGCGTTCATCCTCCTCTTCTGTGCGTTGATCAGGCGGCGCTCGACCTCGGCAGCGAGGTCATTCACGTTCTGTCCCTCGCTCGCGTATACGTTGATTGTCACACCGCTGCCGGTCATGGCATCCGCCATCCTGTTCATCTCTTTCCAGAACGGGTCGAGCGGCAGGATCGCCTCGGAGCCTGCTTCGCCGCCGCCGAAGATCGTGGGCCTTGTCATGATGCCACCTTGACGGTACCACTCGACATCGACGTTCGGCGCCTTGCCCATTCCTCCCACGCCCCAGGGGATTTTGCCCCCGCTGATCTTGAAGTGGGGGAGCTGGATGCCCTCGAAAATCTTCCCGAGATGCAGCGGGAACAGGTTCTTGATCTTGTCGATAAAGCCGACGACCTTGTCATGGGCCCTCTCGAACGGGCTGACGATCTTGTCTCTGATTGTCTCCAGCGTGCTCGCTATGGAGTTCTTCAGCGCATCAAACTTGTCTTTGACGTTGTCC